CCTCACGCGTTAATCATCTAGCACCAAAGGCCAAGTGCAAAAACGGGATCTTTGCACCACGACAAGAGGTGAATGATGTAAGTATCATCACCTCGAATAGCCTCTATTGGTATACCAAATGATTTAGATAGCGTCGCTTTAACTCCGCTAAATTTTGCATTAAGCATAGCATATTGTGTAGCATTTAATCTATCAATAGAGTCAGCTTCGCGTTGTTCAACTTGAAGACCGAACTTGTATTGTAGGGATCTGCTATACACAGCCATGTTTGCAGTGTTTAGAATTTGTTTAAAGTATGTTTCTAAGCCATACTTGAGTACTAATTTACGACAATAACTAAAAACTCCAGGCAATAATGGTTCTCGTGCGTGCGTTGATGGTCCACTACCATCAGTATTACTTTTAATCCTAGTACGGTGAAATCTATATTTCAAGGCTTCATTATGTACTTCAGTAGTATAACCACCAAATATCCGATGAGTTTTTCTGAACTCTGTAATTACCCTTTTATCTAACTGCCATTTTTTACATAGGTATGATAGTTGTGCTTTTTCTAGTACACTAACTATTTCAGGGTTCGCTTGCCTAGAAGTTAATTCATCAGCACGTGTCAGAATAGAGTTAATTATCGCCACTGGATCATTAGGAATAGCCATCTCAGTTGGCCCGTGCACAAAGGTAGACACAGCACGTGCTAAGTATTGTGTACCCAAATCATTATTGTGATCAACACGCAAAAACTCAGCAATGCCACCTAAGAAACATTTAGAATTTTGAAATCTAATATTGTGTTTCACGGCATTACTCTCCATATTACGTATTTGATCTATATTAGTTACAGCGCCTAATATATCATCACCATTATGTGTAGTGGCAAACGTTGTATCACCCATCATAACCTTTGTGTATATATAATTGAGTACAGTGTTCATAAATGTGGTTAGTCGCCAGCCCGATAATAAAGTACCTTCTGTACTATAGACTTTACCGTCAAGTTGTTTAATAGTAACATTACCTAAGGATTCATATAACCAATCAATGGCACCTAGTTGCTCTGGATCAACCTTATCTTTAAATACTACCATATATGCATGTAAAACACTACGCATAACTTCAGTACTATGTTGGGAATTAAAGTCTTCAAAATCAAAACAATACGGTACACCATTCTTCAAAACCTCTTTCACTGATTTGGCCACTTTCTTTGATTCTGCCTCCTGTCCTATAGGAAACATCTTACTTAGCAACTCTTCACAGCCGGCCATACCAAAACTAGATATTATAAAATTAGTATTATCCACACCGTAAATGGCACGCTGCTTACCCCATTCATATTTCACAGAAGCTTTAGCAAACATTTCTGGCTTACGCTCAATAAAATAACTATAATCAACATCAGGCATAGCACAGAAGCCATAAAATTTGTGTCGCATATCATGCTCTTTATGTGCATATACTTTGTCTTCATCATACTGAGAAGAATAGGCTCCTGTAGGTGCCCATTGCCAACGTGAATCCCAGAAATTCTTCCAATTATACATCTTGGGGCGACCACCTAACTGCCTCAACCTCGCAAACAAGGTACCAGCCTCTTCAAATATCCGCTTCGGATCAATTTTAGCTACATTAGGTTTTTGTCTATGCTCTTGCTCTATTGACCAATCTATATCACCAACTCCTCTATTTACAAGTACTTCTAGCTCAAAGAATGGAGATAAATCTATGTTAACATTATTTTGTAATGCTTTTAATCTTAGTGAAAAGTGTTTTTTTATATAAGTAGAAAAATGTTCAACAGATGTGTATTTAATATGCAGTATATCAGACTTATTAATTAGAGATCTAGCCTCTTTAGGTAATAGCAAAAACCAAACCAGCACACCAATAAAGAAACTATCATGGACTTGAATATCAACTAACTGCTCAAGTAAAGCCATACCTGGACCTACTATCCTAGCAATCACATCATAATCTAAGTGAGATAGTTCTTTTATGGTAATATGTCTTAAGTGTTTCGCAGAAACTTTAGTTTTGAGTAATTCTAATTTTCCATTAAGCACAGATCTCACACCTTTATAATTTGGGCGCACCTTATAGTTAAGTGAGCGTTTAGACATATAAAAACAATATTCTAACACATTATTTGTGTGTATTGTGCCAAAGGGAAACATATCAGGCCCGTATTGTATCCTAGAGATACGTAATAAGTGTGGAGAAGTCAAACCAACTATGCTGGTATGATTTGATAAGTACAGAGCAGATACATTTAAGTATGGGAAGTAGATACATCTAACAGGTATAGCACAGCTGCCCAGGTTATAATTTACAACCCCATGTAGTTTAATATTAGGTATTATATCATACAATACATGAGTAGAAGATAAGAAAGGTACGACCTGCGCAATATTCTTAGAAGTGTTTAAGTATAATGGTACATAAGATACTTCTCTTAAGGGTCTGTTTCGTCTGGTGGTATATCTTCCGGCCTCGGACCAGTGTCTGTCTCCGGCAACTGTAATTGACCTACATTTACTTCCAACGGTATGGCAATTTCTGGATAAGCCACTTGAAAATCCGAATCATCGGCATTATAAGTTGAGTATAATAAGCAATTATACGCTTTAGGCATTTTAGTAGTCATAAGAATCCTGTCAGCGCTTAAATACGATATAGGGTTTGAAGAAGCTGGCAGTGCATTATACTCTGGCTCACGCAATGGAGAAACTTGTGTGCGCCTCCAAGAGAAGAAGGTTTCAAAGTTGCGTAACCATTCAATTGAGGAGCCAAAACAATGTGAACGTTCCGTATCTTGCAATATGATATAAGGCAAAACCTCTTGGAGAGTAGCAGGAGTAACAGGTGGCATAGCGATTGATACATCATTTGAAGCATACATACGGTGCTTGCCACCTTGTAAGGGATGCTTATAATGGACATCATACCCTTGCCATCTCTGTACTACCCCATAAGCCCACAAGTCATAGTAATTATACGCCGTCTCAATCTTACCTCGTATTTTACGTTCAACAGTAGGTCTTATCTTAAAAATGCTGTGATGCGGTGT